GCCGCCGGCTGCGGCTGGCGATGCGCCACAAGGTCCACCTGCGGCAGCTGGCGCGGCGATGCTTGCCCTATGCGAAGACCAGCAGGTTCCAGGGTTTGCGATGGCCTTCTACGATGCCCTGGCTACCGCCGGGGAGGGAATAACTCCACCCACACTGTTGGCCCTGATGGCAGATGATGCCCTACTGCTGGCCCCAGTCGAGCAGCAGGATGGCTGGCGGGGGCTGCTGCTGGCCGAAGATACCGCAGCCGGTCAGGTGCGTGCCTTCAGGATGGCGGGTGATCCGCAGCGGGTGGTGAGCTTGCTTGTGCCAGACGCTCCCGATGCTGCGACGCCAGCATGGGCGGCGGCAGGAGCATGGCTGCCCATCGTTCAATCTGCTGATAGCACGCCTCAACCTCCTGCGCTGCCGCCTGGATTGACGGGAAATAGCCCAGCGACCAACGGCGACCATCCCACCACACCCGAGCCTGATACGGGCGATGGTTGTTATGAGGGCAGTGGCTGACGCCGCGAGGATAGGAGGCCATGCCCCAGCTTTCCAGCCTAAGCCGCTGATGAGGCTTAAGCCATGGCGGCACCCTGAGAGGTAACGCCCCGGTGATGCCGGCACAAAAATGTCTACGGAATGGCAGCAAAGTTTTGGTTACCGGTTCTTTTTTACCCCCATCAAGTCTTCGGCGGCTGACCTGACCCGCATCAGTCTTGGCGGGCTTGGCGCCGGCAAGTTCATCAACAACGCCACTCTGCAAAACGCGACTGCCAAGATTATCACTGCTGGCACGGGTGATACTTTCGCCTTTGGCGTTGGCACCCATGCGGTTACGAATGCCGTCGCCACTACCTCTCTCGCCACCCTGACCTTTGCCGCTGCCCACGGCATTGCAATAGGCCGGAGGATCGTTGTCAAAGATCTCCCCGCCCCGTTCGCCAGCCTGAACGGTTCGTTCGTGGTGACATCGGTGACCACCACAAGCCCGCACACCCTCTCCTACGCCCTGGCCGGTTCTGCGATCACCACGGACGCCGTTGCAGCTGGTGTAGTGGCCCCCTCGCTGCTACTTGATGGCACCGATCCCCCGTTCCGGCTGATGGGGCTGACCAATGCCCAGCCAGCCAACGCCACCACTAAGGAGAGCGTTACCACCTACGATGAGGAAGCGGGTGGTTACGCCACGCCGATCCCGACCGCCAAGGACAAGACCTGGACGTTATCTGGGGTCACGGCCTTCGCCGCTTCTGCGTGGCGTGCCATGCGGATATGCGAGGAACTGAACCTATCGGAGAAGTTGATGATCAAGTACGCCTTTATTGGCCCCTACAACGGCAACCAGGTGGAGTATGGCTACGGCATGTTTGAGAGCTACCAGCCGGAACAGGCCGCCGGCACGGTGCTCAAGTACCAGGTAAGCCTGGCTGGCTACGGCAAGCCGGGGCTTGAGCTGCTCTGATCATGGCGATCACTGTTCGGGGGGAGAAGTTCGAGGGCTACAACAAGCCCAAGCGGACCCCCCAGCACGCTACCAAGAGCCATGCGGTGCTGGCGAAGGAGGGCGAGAAGGTCCGGCTGATCAGGTTCGGGCAGCAAGGTGTTACCGGTGCTGGCGATCAACCACGCACCAAGGCACAGAAGGCCCGCCGTGCGAGCTTCAAGGCCCGCCATGCCGAGAACATCGCCAAGGGTCCTATGAGCGCCGCTTACTGGGCTGACAAGGTGAAGTGGTAGGTCTAATCAGGTATCCGGAAATTCCGGACAACTGAATTGATAGGCCCCGGCGATGCTGGGGCTTTTTAGTGCCCTTTATGGCTCAGCACTAAACAGCTGGCTGACGCACTCCATGCGCTTAACCCAGGTGTCGCCACCATCGCGGCCATTGCATGGGTTGATGCAGTTCGGGTCGTTGATCTGATTGCACACCAGGCCGGCTAGGTCAAGCTCTGAGGCTTTCTTGCCGGTGCCTGACCAATACAACTGCCCATCTAGCCATCGGGCGCCGCAGCGGGTGCAGGAACGAGCTTCCATGATGGGTAGGCGGTGGTTGTGGCAGGTTACCGGGAAAGCTGCAGCATGACCCTGCCCACCACTGCACAGGAGCTATACGACCTACTGGCGGCCGATGCCGTGGTCAGCGCAGCACTGGGCACCTACACCCCCCGCAGCGGCACCACCATCCCCGCCATCGCAGTGGTCCGGCGCAATGAAGCCTTGCCCGAGGGGGTGGCCGTGGCTGGCCTGGAAGTGGTGATCCTCGCCAACCCCGACTACGCCACCGAAGCCTTCGCTACGGGCGAGACGGCGCTCAACCCGCAGTTCCGGCTCTACGTGTCCGAGTGGTCGCCAGCGGGTGACTTCACGGCCCTGCAGTTGCTCACGCAGCGGATCATCAGCCTGCTCCCCGGCTGCCGTGCGGTGCCGATCGGTGGCGATCCCCCAGGCCGTGGTATCGGGGTGCTTGATCAGTACGCCCTGAGCTGGACCAACCCCACCCAGTACGTCATCACCCCAGGAAGCTGACATGGCAAACGAGTGGGTTGTCAAGGTAACGGCCGATGTCAAGGGCGTCCTTGATGCGTCGCGGCAGATCGGGCAGGCGGGAAAGCAGGCGGGGGAGCAGTTCAAGCAAGGATTCGCCGGCAGTGACCAGACGATCACCGGGCTGCGTGGCCGGTTGAATGAGCTGAACCAGACCGTGGAGAGGGCGAAGATTGGGTCGCGGGAGTTCAAGGATGCCCAGCGGGAACTAGCCGCTGTCCAAAGGGAAGTGGACAGGGCGCTAGGCCAAACCACGTTGGCGGCCAAGGCATTAAACGTTGCTTTGTCTGGGATTGGGGCGCTAGGGGTTGGCGCGGCGGTTACCGGGTTCCTGAAGGGATCCATTCAGGGAGCAGCAGAGCTTGAAACGACCACCCGCAAGCTCTCCGCCACCCTTGGTGCCCAGGGGGCCGCTGGGGCTCTCAGCTTCGCCCGTGAAACTGCCGAGACATTGGGGTTGTCTTACAGAAGCCTGTCTAGTACCTTCGGCAGTTTTACCGCAGCTGCAACCGCTTCCGGCGTGCCACTGCAGCAACAAAAAGAGCTGTTTGCATCGGTAGCAAAGGCCGGCCAAGTATTGGGGTTAACCAATGATGGAATCAACGGAACCTTTGTGGCGCTGCAGCAAATTGCCTCAAAGGGCGTGGTTTCTATGGAAGAGCTGCGTCAACAGCTTGGAGAAAGGCTGCCAATCGCTCTAGCTGCGACCGCCAATGGTCTAGGCATTAGCCAGCAGGCGCTGATTAAGCTGGTGGAAACTGGCAAGCTCACATCGGCTGAGTTTTTCCCAGCAATCACCAAAGGATTAAATGATCTGACTGCTAATGCTGGCGCAACACTTACCGCAGCACAGAACTTTGCCAAGTTGCAAAACGCCTGGCAAGACTTACAAGATAGCTTCGGTACGAGCTTACTCCCAACGGTTACGCAGCAGGTAGTAAATCTGGCCGGGGCGCTGGAAGGGTTAAAGGTTGAGGTATCGGCAAGAGACTTGCGTCAGTCATTTGGCGTAACGGCCGATGAAGCAACCCAGCTTGTTGGCATCCTAAAAAACATCACCAAGGAATACGGACTTAGCGACAAGCAGGCCAAGAACCTGCTAAGTAACGCCATCGCAAACACTGGGGCTAGTCGTGATTGGTTTGGTGAACTGAACTTAGGAGGCAAGCGGTTTAGTCAAATTCAGCTAGAAATTGGCGACCTAGCCAAAGATTTTGCCAGCAAGCAGCGGGACATACTAGGCGAAACTAATGCTGCCGTCGCTGCCGAATCTCAGCGACTCGCAATTGCAAAGAAGCAAAACGAAGAAAAAGCCAAAGAATTAGCAAGCCAAGCGCAATTGGCGGAAGCGGTTGGCAGGACCGCTCAGGCCGAAAACGCTGGTCGCGCAGAAGTTCAGCAGGCCGGACTCAACCTTGGTCAAGCGCTTATTGGCCTAGAAGATTCGCGTTTCAGTATTATCCGCAATCGCAATAACTATGAATTACAAGAAGCGCAAAAGCGTGGCGCAAGTGAAGGTGAAATCAATGCAATCAGGCAGCAGGGAGACGAGATTGATCGAGCCGCCTTAACCTTTAAGTTTAACGCTTTACTAGCACAGCAGGACCTGCAAAGGCAGATACTTGCCTTGCAGCAAGAACAAGCCAGGTTAGATGCTGGGCTTGCGTCAGACTCAGCAAGGCTAGAAGTAGAGAAAGCAAAGCTAGGACTCGAACAGGCTTCGCTGTCAAGCAATGCACAAGCCATCCAGCAAGCTGAGATTGCGCTGAGAATTGCTCAACTTGGCACGCAATCCGCTGACTCTAAGCTCCAGATCCTCAGCAAGACCCAAGCCATCGAGTCGCTGATTGCTGGTGTCACCAACGAAACCGCGCAGAACCAGATCAAGGCCGAAGCTGCTGCCAAGAATTTGGCGCTGTTTGCCGATGGCACCTTCAAGGCCACCAAGGGCACCAGGGATCAGTTCAACGCTTACCAGGATCTCCTGTATACCCCCTTGAATCAGGCCAAAACCTTCCAAGGGCTGGCCAGGGAAACGGGGTTGCAGGTCAAAAACACTGGCCAGGGCTACTACGAAATCAGCGGATTCATCGACGGTGCTGCCAAGGCAACGGGTGCCGCCAGAAGCCAGACCGCTGGGCTTGCCAGCAACATGAGCAATGCTGCCGATGCCGCCAGGTCGTTTTACAACAGCCTGAATGCTGCCGCCGGCCTGCCTCCCGCTCGGTTCACTGGTGGCCCGGTAGACGCCGGCCAGACCTACCGCATCAACGACGGCCCGAGCGGGATGAGCCTGGGACAGGAGTCGTTCCTGTCGGCATCGGGGGCGCTGAGCTTGATCAATCGACCCGCAAACAGCCTCTGGATGGCGCCATCAAAAGGCACCGTGATCCCCGCTGCCGTGACCAGCCGACTGAAGGAATCCGGGGCCCTGGGTGGTGGCG